CATCGTGACGGCGTGCTCCATAACAACGGTTTAGGGTGGATCTGGTTTTTGTGCCAAGAGTGTGGGGGCCGCTACAGTATTCTCGGCCCCAATGGAGAAGATCCTCCTGATGACGGAGCTTTAGAATGAACCCTAATATTCTCAAGATTGCCCAACAAGCAGGTCTCAACACTAATCCCCACTATCCAGGCGGTTGGCCTAACGATGGGCTCGTAATCATCGAGGATTTTGCCCATAAACTGCTCCTTGAAGCCATTGACATTCTAGCTCAAGAACTCACCAATGATCTAAGCGAGGACATGAACCTTATCCAAGCTATCATGAACTTAGAAAACCACTTTGGACTACTCAAACATGACTATTAACAGACCGCCCCAGCAACCACCTACTTGGCAAATCGAGTATTGGCCAACCATGACCCCTGATCTTCAACAACAGCTCCAACAGGTCTTAGAACTCCTAGAGTCGGGCCGGGTTGGTGCTGCCTACAACCTACTCAACCAAATCGTTAACCCCCAAAACTTTGATTTGAGCGCCTAAAATGAAGCCTAAAACCTACCAGTTACTCGAGTTTGCTATTGAAAACGGACTTAAGCTAGGATTTAACCGAGCCCACAAGCATAACGATAACCCCGCCCAAGACTACATCCTTGACCAGCAGCTGGAAGCTATCATGTTGGAAATCCACAACTGGTTTGATTGGCCAGAAAACAATTCTACATCCTAAGCATTGCTAAAAATAGACCTTTACAAATTCAAAAATTTGTGCTATAATTATTGTAAATCTAAAGAGATTAAACAATCAGGAGATTTTTTCTCTAAGCAACGCTAGAAACCGAGAAATATAAATGTAGACTCCAGAACGACTGCTCGCACCAAGGCACTGGAGCGTAAGCATTTTTGTTTCCGGCGATTTCTAGAGGTTGCTTAAGAGAAAAAATCGACGCCAATTAGGGCAAATTGTTTCTATTAAAAATCAATTTAATTAAAAATTAAAGCAAATTTTATATACCCTCATTTTTCGCTTTTTTCCACAACAAATTCTAAATGCAAAACACAATCGAATCCCTCCCACTCCACGAAGCCGCCCGCTTTGGAGAGCCCCTAGAGCTAGATACTTGGTGTGACGATCAACAGCTAAAATACAAGCCTTGGTTCTTACCCCAAGCCTTAGCAAACATTGGTCGTTGGCGAGTCCATATGGAAAACAACCAAGTTCTAGTCCAAGAAACCTTAAAACAAAATCTCACTACAGAATGGCACCTAGGGCTGTGGCGAGTCCTAGCTAGAGCTCAGCGTGGTAAGCTGGTTGTCAAGCAAAATCAGCCTGAATCAGCCCAGTACTCACAGCTGGTTCCTCTTATCCTAGCCGCACTCAAACGCGACCAGAATATTCTCTACAACCAATGGCCCCGTCGAGAATTGGGCAAAGTCATACACCAGCCACTCTGGGACTGCATAATCTGGGCAGATAGTGAGCCGGGTCAGTCTTGCCAGAATTTAGGGTCCCTGGAACTTGTTGAAATTCGTGAACAAGGTTTGACTACCAAAACTGGTAAAAGTGCGGGGCGACAAAAAGATCCCCTAAGCACATGGACACTGAGTGGTTTGCAAGGCACTCCGCTTCAAGGTTCGCCTAAATTGGTATCTACCATGCTTTGCCAGATCTGGGTGGCACACCCCCGATTGAGGGTCGGATACATGATCCTAGACCCTTGGGATTTGGATAGGGTACCCCAAAGCTTGTGGACTGAAGAAGAACTTTTTCAGGAAGAATCGCCACTCACACCAGAACCTAAAAAATCCAAAGTCTTAGATCTACCGTGGGATTAAGAAACCGCAATGAAATATACTAAAGAAATTACTGACCGCCTGGTAGCTGAATTTAACGCAGGGGTTGACGTTCAAAAAATTGCTGAAAATTTTAAGGTGCCAACCAGGTCGGTGATAGCCAAATTGTCAAGCATGGGCATCTACCACCGAAAGCCCTATACCAACAAAAGAGGCGAAGCACCAGAAAAAAAGTCAGAAATCATCGCAAGACTCGCTAAATTGCTAGAAATGCCGCAAGAACTCCTAGAAAGTCTCGAAAAGGTCAATAAAGTCGTGTTACGTCAAATTGAGCAAAAATTATTGGACCCTAAATAGCAAAAAGCCGCTAAGTGTTCGACTTAGCGGCTTTTTTCATGGGGACCCTAAATCGCCGCAAACCCGCCAAGTCTGTTCCCAGTTGCGGCGATTTAGGGTCAGAGGGCGAATAAATTTGCTCTTGACACATATTGCTTTAGCACTGTATAATATTGGCGCAGGAGCACAAAAACAAAGGCCCTACAGCTTGCGCTGTAGGGCCTTTGAACCTGGAGTTGACGTTTGCTAGGAAATCTTTATTTACGTAGTGCGACTACAACCTAGCTCTTCTTACTCTTGCTAGCGATGCTCTGCGGGTTTTTACCCAGTACCGGGTGATTACTCCACTGGGGTTATACCCAGATTGCCCACTTGTGTAGGAGCTTGTATTAGCAGATGGAGCCTGTTCCTAGTCAATGTTTTAACAGCCCCTTAGGTCAGGCTGCATATACCAGTTTAAAGACGTGTGGGGTCTGGTGTATGGAGGCCGCAGGGGGATGACCGCTGCAGCGTCTATTCCTGACCCTAAACCGTAGTCTGCTGGGCAGGGGGCACCAGTTTTCGGGTTTGGGTTTCGTCCTTAGTGGACTCATCAGAGGAAAGGGTCGGGGCAGCAACGACTGGACCGCTTGCCGTAATTTAGGGTCGGGATGGATACTCTATTGTGTTCTGAGGTATTTACTGATACCTCGTACTGGCCTCAAGTCGTCTCATTGCCCGACTACGTAAAACTACACGCATTGGGTGCTGTCTATTAGCAGTAACTAACTGCTGCCCACGGTAAACTAAGGGCTGTGGGTCGGCGTATCTGAGTGCTTTTCCACAATTAAGAACGTATCACTTCGAGCTGCTGTGACCGCTGTCCGCCCTGTGTTACTATAATAATATTATATCACAGTAGGTTGTTGACTTCAAGATTAAATTTTCTGACCCTCAACCGCGGAGAACTTCCAGGAGTCGGGTCAGGACTTCTAGGCTGGCCTTTTCCAGCGACTCAAACTGCTCGTCGTTGCGATCACACAGCCGGGCGATTTGTTGGACCAGCTGCGCCTTGGTCACCCTAGCAGCACCAGAACCGCGGGTCTTGGGCTGGTAGACACCCTCGCGACTCAGCTTAGCCACTACCGAACGCACCGACTTGCCCAGGCTTTGGGCAATTTGCTCAACACTTACACCAGCTTTGTAGTCCTGGACCAGTTGCTGAACCTGTTCCGGGGTATAGTTCACAGTTTTCTCAGTCATCATGGTTTCCTTTTCAACGAATATAGATATTATACAGGGATTAGGGTCGTCAATCAAGAGAGGATTTCTTCGGCTTTAGCCAGTCTGGTAGTTCGCCCAAAAAATCCGGTGGCACAAAGTTGGGCTTCATGAATTCCTCCAATCAATATAAATATTATACACTATGAGTTGGATTGCTTTAAGTTAAAAAACTTCCTCTTGACTTGGGAGTTTTTCCACTGTATAATAGGGGCGCCCGGACATGCAAAATTTTGAATTTGACAAGGATTTCCACTGGCGCACACGTAAAATTTTGAATTTGACAAGGATTTCCACTGGCGCAGGAGCGCTGCTCCTGGTTAGTGAGCACTCACTTCGCTTGTAAATGAGAATCATTCGCATTTACAGGCTGGCACGATTCTTGCTTGGTGCGAATGATTCTCATTCGCGTTTGGAAACAAGAATCATTCCTATTTAAAAAAGGCCAAACCTTTTATTCTAGCACGCGCGCGGGGCCGGGGTCAACCTAGGGAAAACCCTGACACAAAAAAACAACAGTTACAAATTGTTACAATTTTACGCTTGACACGGCCCGATTTTATATGATAAAATCGGCGCCAGCACCTGGCACAGTTCTTGCCTTAGCAAAAAGTGTGCCAGGTGGGGCTGGGGCACAAAAAAGCCCCGACCGGGGTCGGGGCTGGCACAAATCGTGCTAGGTCAGAGCGGCTTCGAGTTCGCAAGCGCGTCGAAAATCGCTTTAAGCGCGCGCTTGTTGGCTTTTGCCAGCGAATCGGTATCAGCTTCCGACAAGCGGAGAATCGCGCCGATCGCATCAGCGGTTTGGTCTTTTTTCTGAACCGGCTCGCCGGTTTTCGTGGTGTACTCTTTCTTTTTGTAAACTCCCTCACGCGAGAGCTTCGCCACAATCGAGCGAGTGGATTTACCGAGAGCTTCCGCAATGCTCTCCACGCTCACGCCAGCGAGATAATCTTGGACAACCTGAGCAGTTTGCTCGGGAGTGTAGTTGACGGTCTTTTCAGCCATGATGCTATCCTCTAGGTTCTGGCAAGTGCCCCATGCACCTGCCACAAAAAAGATTCTACACGAAAAACCAGCCCCGTGCCTTGGTAGCACGATTGTATTTTTTAATCGACTAGGCTACCCCAATAGAAAAAAATTTTTCCAAAAACCCTTGACACCCCCAAATTTTATATGATAAAATTTGGCGCCAGCAAAAGCAAGTTAGTAAGTGCTTACTAACTTGCCTGGCAAAATAATACCCGGATTACTCCGGGTATTATTTTCAAAGGGTTAACTCGGCACGCGGAAATAAATATTGAGTTTCAATATTTATTTGCGGGTATCGTCTATCGTCAAAATAGAATAAGGTTAAAAGGCAACATATTATTATTTTTCGCCACATTTTCGCATATCCTCAATTTTGAAATAGATCATAATAATCAGGCAAAGCGAATTAAATAAATAATTGCCCAGCAAAATATAATCTTGTTTAGGCCAAATATATATTATGGTAAATATTTCCCCAATACCCCAGAGAATTAAAAAGGCCCACGATAAACCCTCGGCCGAGCGTTTGCGATAGCATTGAATAACTTGGGGAATCGCGCAAGTAGCAAAAGCAACCGCGCCAATGATACCGATAAATTCCATCATTTTATTTTCCCAATTATAGGGGCTTTCGCCCCTGTATATTTAGATTGCTTTGAAGTTATTTTTGACCTGAAAATCGTGCCAAGTGTGGGCTTTGAGATTATCGCGCCAATCGCGCTTTTTGATAATCGCGGTTAATATCGGCAATTCAAAATCGCGCGCATCCTCAAGTGCGGTATGCGGTTCCGTTTTAAATTCGCCCTGAATATATCCACAAACCGATTCCGCAGTGGTTTTGAATGACATATTACCTTTATCGGTAGGCGGATTAAATAGGTGATTTTCAAGGCAGAATTGACGATATTTGCGCGAACCGCAGATATTACCAATCGCCGCTTGCCAAAGGCAAAACCGATCCGTGAATAGGTCAAGGTCAATTCCGGTATTCCGACATTTACCTTCGTCGAAGTTTAGATTATATGCGGTCAGAATCGGGTTATACTTGCCAACCGCAAGGGCCAGCCAGCGATTAATCGCATTTACCGATGCAAGCATACGCGAACCAGAATCCAGCATTGCGACATATTGCGCTTCACGTTTACGCAACCCCGCAAAACCCCAAATATCGGAATTTTCTTTGCGATGAAAAAGGGTTTTATCCCCATATTCACCTTTGACCAAAACCGCGCATTGCGTGAATATCTTGCCTTCACGGTCACAAATAACCGCCGCAAAATCGGCCACAGTATCCGCGATTGTGGTTTCAGTATCCACGATACAAAAAAACTGTTTTCGAGCCATTTTCTACCCTTTACCGGAAAGCGCCGGAAATCGCGCGTGGCAATTGCCACAAACCGAATTCTATCATACAATTTTGGTTCCAGCCATCGCCCAGGACATTGTTACAAACTGATACAAACTGTTACAATTCGGGGCTTGACAAGCAAAATTTTACCCTGTAAAATTTTGGCGCCCACGATAGGCTTTGCCTATCGACTGGGCTTGGCCCATTAAAAAATACAATGGGCCAGGGGCTTGACAGCCCCAAATTTTATATGATAAAATTTGGCGCCAACGCAAGTTAGTAAGTGCTCACTAACTTGCCTGGCAACAAAAAACCGGGCAATTGCCCGGTTTTGTCTAGTGCCCTTGACGGCTTGGTATGTAAACTCCCCTGATACCGAATCGGTCACAAACGGCTTTGAGATAATCCACGTTGTCCTCATAAAAAACAACGTCGTCCGTCTGGAAATTGACAAGGTTAAAAAACTTTGCTAGGCCGCCGATTTTGAGGGTTCGCCCTGATTGAGTATCGCCGGATTTTCTGCTAACGATGTAATCGGGTTCGCCTAGAGTTTCCCTGATAAATTGCATATCGGGCTCACCTAGTACGCGCGCAGTCGCAATGATGACGTAGCATTCAGGATCGGCAAGGTCTGAGCGATATTGTTCCGCTAGTGGAAGCAGGGAATCGTCAAGCGCGCGGTATTCATTCTCGCGCCAGTAGTCAAGGTCGATCCGTTCACCCCTATCGTCGATAATGGTACGGTAACGGTGAAGCGAACACACAATTGTGCCGTCCATATCGTAAATTCTGATTCGCTTGATTGCCATTTTCAAAGCTCCATCGTGTGATAGGGTTCGGGGTTGAAGCCTAGATTATACATGATTTCCTGCCACGGTTTGCCGTGATGCCGTTTATATTTTTGCCATCCGTTTAGAGCATAGTCGATATAATGCGCGGTTTCGTGCGCTAAAATCTCGCCCAACATTATATCAGGATATTTTGCCAAGTATAAACCGGATAGGGTAATCTCGCCGGTTTCCACATAGCACAATCCAGCGCATCGCGTCATGCGATTGGAAACCTTGAATGTCGGGGCTTTCACATTGTGCAATTGGGGCCACAAAGCCAAGGCATCTTGCCAGGGTTTGAAAAGTGTTTTTGTATCCATGTGCAAATAGTACAGGAAAATTGCGCCTAGTGCAAACCAGGTCCTATTGTATTTTCCTATCGACCTGGGCAAGCCCATAAAAAAATACAATGACGAAAAGGCTTGACAGCCGCCAATTTTATATGATAAAATTGGCGCCCCGGTGTTGCGTTTTCGCAACACCTGGCTATTATGGCTTAATCGCCCTTGACAAAATCCAAAAAGTCTAGTGCGACATCAAGCGCGCTTGCTTTACGGTTGCGCGGAAACGATACAGTTTCACCTTGAAAAGCCCGTTCCATGGCAAGAGTCTCGCCCTTGACAGGATTAAAATCGTCAAGGTCTGAACAATATGCAACCGCAACTTTAACCCATTGGGTTGCATCGCGAGCCCATGATTCGGGCACGCTCGGACGAACCGCAACCGTGATACCCGATTCGGCATCATAAACAACCGCGCCCCCTTCACGCTCCAAGTCGGCAAGCAGATTGCGACGGTAAACAAAATCAAATTTACTGCTTCGCATGGTAAACCCCTTCAAGGTTAAGTTTCAGAGCCAGATTAAAACAAATTCTTCATCGTATGTTACAGGCAGTTCAGGAAAATCATGCTCATAGAGCCAATCGTGTATATGATACACAAACTCTTGGGCATCGTGTGCGCTTGAAAACGATGCCGCAACCGCCTTGCGATCCTTGTGAAGTGCTAGGCTTTCAATGCCAGCCCAGCTTGCGCCACATTGCATGGCATGGTCAATAATCATCTGGGGATCGTTCATCATGTTGTGCTCCGTTGTGTTCATGTAGGTAATTATACAGGGTTCCGGGGATTGTGCAAGCCAGGTGTGATTGTATTTTCTAATCGACCTGGCTGGCCCCATAAAAAAATACAATGGCCCAAGTGCTTGACACCCACCAAAATTATATGATATAATTTTGGCGCCACCATGTTGCAGTGCAACATGGTAACAGGGGCTTGCGCCCCTAGGCTTACTGCCGAGCTTTAATAAACTCGGCCACCGCCGCAAGTGCTCGCTTGTTAGCCTTGGCAAGCGAATCGGTGTCGGCTTCCGACAACCCCAAAGCCTCACCGATAAAATCGGCTACAGCGTCTTTTTTTACTGGGGCTTCGCCCTGCTTGTTGACGTATGCTTTCTTTTCGTATACGCCTTCACGCGAAAGTTTGGCAACGATTGACCGAACCGACTTGCCCATAGCCTGAGCGATTTCCTCCACGCTCACGCCTGCTTTGTAGTCGGCTACCAGTTTGAGGGTTTGAGCCTCGGTGTAGTTAACAGTTTTCTCAGCCATGCTAGATTCCCCTTTCAAAGATTAAAGTGTATCACGATCCGAATCGGCAAGCAAGCTTACGCCCGCATACCCCGAAATCAGCAGACAGCCAGACCAGTACAAAACCATCAACCATTCCAGGCCAGTCTCGATACGGTCAAGCCCTTCAGCGATTCCCATCAAGCCCACGATGGCAATCATCAGCAAAAACATCCCTGAAAAATTTTTCATTATGCAACCTCTTTGCGCCATTCAGCGAATTGCATCTCAGCCTCAACGCGATCGCCGGCATCGATGCCTTGTTGCGCGCACAATTCGACAACCGCCTCGATGAGCATGGTCGTCGTCATGTCGTTAGCCTTCATGAACTCGGCCAAGCTTGCCGCGCGCTTTTCGATCCAAGGTTGATATTTGCTCATCTCGCTTACTCCGTGTTGTTCGTCGATGTAAAGAATTATACACCACCACCAAAAAAGTGCAACCAAAAACCTAGAGGTTGCTCATTGTATTTTTTAATCGTATAGGATTTTCAATTAGAAAATACAATTGGACAGGGGCGGTTATTTGACTGTATAGATTTTTTTCTCTGAGCGCCCACCCACACGCGGCCCACTCAACAAATTTTCCCAAACCAAAAAAATTTCGGCATTGACAAACCCCAGCCCATATGCTACACTTATAAAAATTCACCAGGACCACCATGAATACCCTACCCACCGAAACCTTAAACATAAGTCCCGAATACTTAGAGGTCGCCAATTGCTATTTAGAAACCCAAGACCAGCAAAAAACTTCGGAACTGCTCGGCATTGACCCTCAACAGGTGCAAGCTATCTTAAAACGCCCTGACGTCAAGTCCTATATCAACCAAGTCTTTTTTGACATGGGCTTCAACAACCGCTTCCGTATGCGCCAAGCCATGGATGCCGTACTTAAACAAAAGTTTCAGGAATTGGAGGAGGCCCAAGCCGGATCGGGCAAGGACATTGCTGAGCTCTTACAGCTTAGCCATCGCATGACCATGGAGCAACTAGAATTGGAATTAAAATTAGAGAAATTACGCCAGGGCACTCCACAAAATCAGGTCAATGTCCAGATTAATGAATTAGGCGATGGCAGCAGGTATTCACAGCTCTTGCAAAAATTATTAGGAGACAAACTTGCTTAAAGTCTCCCGAGCCGATGTTGAATGGGAACAACTTCAAGAATTCCCCCTAGAAAGCAGATTTATCAAACTGCCTATTGAAAACTATTTGAAGCTGGTCGGAGCATGGTCTCAGCTCAATAACGCGCAGTTAGCACTTATCAATGCCATCAACAATCCCAATTACCGTTTTGTAGTAGCAGCCCTAGCCCGTCGTTTAGGCAAAACCTACATAGCCAATATCATTGCACAGCTTGTTTCACTAGTGCCTGGCTGCAATGTGCTTATCATCTCGCCAAACTACAACCTCTCCAGCATCAGTTTCGAACTACAACGCAAGTTTATCAAGCACTTTGAACTAGAAGTCGAGCGGGATAACTTAAAAGACCGAGTAATTGAGTTGTCAAACGGGTCCACTGTTAGAATGGGTTCGTTATCTACCGTAGACTCTACCGTTGGTCGTAGTTACCAGTTGATCCTGTTCGACGAAGCTGCCCTAGGCGACGGCGGTGAAGAGGCGTTTAACGTACAGCTTAGACCTACACTAGATCGGGTAGACGCTAAAGCAATCTTTATTTCAACACCTCGTGGCAAGCAGAACTGGTTCTCCAGGTTCTGGGATCGTGGCTTCTCCCCAGACTTTCCTGAATGGTGTTCACTCTGGGCAGACTACGAAGAAAATCCCAGGATGAGTCTCAAAGACATCGAAGAAGCTAAGCGCTCCATGTCAAAACAGGAGTTTGAGCAAGAATACCTTGCCAGTTTCACTACGTTTGAGGGTCAGATCTATCAGCTTCAAGACTCCAGTATAGTCCCGTGGGATCATCGGCTAGCAGAGGATTCTAGTACTCAGTTTATTGCTGGCTGCGACCCCGGCTACAGGGACCCTACTGCTTTTTTAGTCGTAGCCTACTTGCCAGACCCACAAGATGGGGGTCGTGATAGATTCTGGGTTATCGAGGAGTATGAACAAGCCGAACAAACCACAGCCCAGCACGCTGAGCATATTAAGGGGGTTGCGGAACAGTATAACCTAGAGCTGATCTTTATAGACTCGGCTGCAGCACAGTTCGCCCAAGACCTTGCCTACCAGTATGATATTCCCACAGTTAAGGCTAAAAAAGATGTCTTACCAGGTATTGCCTACGTGCAAACACTGGTAGACCAAGGTAAATTGTGGGTAGACCCTAAGTGTACAAAAACAATCGAGGCCCTAAATCAGTACAAGTGGGATACTCGCGAGGGGCTGGCTAGGGAAAAGCCTAATCACGACAAGTATTCACACTTAATGGATGCCCTTCGATACTGTCTCTATACCTTTACTAGATAAATATTATATCATATTGGGTCGGGCACTTCAAGTTGAAATTTCTTTGGCTTAAAAAATTAACACATTGACCTTTTTATGCCTAGGTGGTATAATTATAAAAATAAAATATAATTGCGGGTGGGCCTAATTAACCCTTTACTGTGCCGCTACACAGACCGCTTTAATCTTAGCGGAGATTACTATGACAATTGGTATATATAGACTAGTTTTTACTGGTACAGATAAATGTTATGTTGGTCAGAGCATAAATATTGAAGCACGTTTTAAACAGCATCTAAGTAGCTTAGAAAAACGAAAAGCTAATTATAAACTATTAGAAGCATACGATGCGTACGGAACTCCAAGTTTAGAAGTTTTGTGTGAATGTAGTAAACAAGAATTGAATACGCTAGAAGAAGAAGCAATATCTATATTTAATTCAGTTACTAATGGTTTCAATATTTATGAATCTGCAACAGATACTCCTATATATTTTGGACAAGATCACCCTAAGTCTAAGTATAGTAATGAGCAAATATTATTTGCGGCTGAACTTTTATGTAATCCTACAAATAAAGGAAAATACATAAGTGATAAAACCGGCGTTAGTTTATATACTATACAAGATATAGCTTCTTTAGACTCACATGGATGGATTAAAGAAGCTAATCCAGAAATATATAATAAATTAGTAGCTTTAAAAGGTACTAGAAAAAATCCTAAAACTTTAAGTCAACGAAATACTAAATACCCACCAGTTATTTCACCAGATGGACAAGTATATAGCAATATATCTAATTTAAAACAATTTTGTGAACAACACGGATTATTTAGGTCTAATTTTAGACGAGTTTTACTAGGTAAATCAAGTGTTTGTCAAGGTTGGAAACTAGCAAATGGCTAAAAATACAGGCAATGCCAGAATTAAAGTTAAGTGGATTCGGGACAAAGCAAAGTCTGCGTATGAAAAACAAGATCACTGTTATATTTGTCAAACTAGTCAAGACTTAGAGCTACATCATACTCATTCTATTACTCTTCTTTTGGATCGCTGGTGTCATGAACAAGGACTAAAGCTAGATACGGATGAAGAAGTCCTAGAGCATAGAGACAGATTTATTGCCCAGCATCATGACGAGATCTATAACCAAGTATATACTTTATGCAATCAACACCATATTAAATTGCATCAAATATTTGGAAAAGCTCCCGCACTGAATACCACTGGCAGACAGGCTCGCTGGATTGAACTACAGCGTGAAAAATATACCTCAGGGTCCGAAATAAAATCGCAGAACAGCTATGGTTCCTGGTTTAGTAAATTTACCTAGAGGTTATTATGTGGCTAAAAGATTTTAGGGGCTGGATTAGTGAAAAACTGAATCCAGCTCAGGTTAGAATAGCGCAAGAAGCAGGTACCCGTATCACTACCGATCAAGAGCTTGGGTATGTCCAAAGCTTTGAACGAGTAGAAATGATTAACAGGGGTGTTAACCTAATAGTTAACGCCTGTGCAAGTTTAGAATACGATATTAAGTCCAAGATTATGGACGGTGTAGTAGACGGTGTTCGACAAAAGCAATTGAATACCATGTTGAATCATCGACCAAACCCTTACCAGTCAGAACAAGAGTTTCGCAAGAATATCTTTACAGATTTCGTCTTAGAAGGCAACGTATTCATCTACTTTGATGGTGCATTTATGTACCACCTGCCTGCGTCGAAAGTTGAAATCTTAACTGATGAAAAAACATTTATTAAGGGCTATCTCTACAACGGTTTGGTAGAGTTCCGTGAACGAGATGTGTTCTCGTTTAAGGATATTAGCTCACAGAGTATTTATCGCGGCAGTTCCAGGCTAGAGTCAGCAAAACGTTCAGTACGTACACTCTACAACATGGAACAGTTTCAGGATTCGTTTTTTGAAAACGGTGCTGTGTTTGGTATGGTCTTGACTACAGAGAACACCTTGTCAACTGTAGCCAAAGAGCGTACGATTCAGTACTGGCAACAAAAGTACAACCCCAAAGTCGGGGGCCGTCGCCCCGTAATCTTGGATTCAGGCTTAAAGCCGCAAAAGATTACAGATACCAGCTTTAAAGAAATGGATTTTGATCAGTCAATAAAAACTCATCAAGAAAAGATCCTACAAGCTCTTGGCGTTCCACCTATCTTGTTAATGGGCGGCAACAATGCTAATATTGCTCCTAACTTAAGACTATTTTACCTAGAAACTGTAATGCCTATTGTTAGGGCCTATGTAAGTGCCCTAGAGCGATATTTTGGATACGATGTAGATGCAGTCACACAGAATGTATCAGCACTACAACCTGACATTAAAGATATTGCCAGTTATCACGCTACCTTAGTCAATGGCGGTATTATTACTCCTAACGAAGCCAGAGACGAATTACGTTATATTAAGGTTGACGGAGCAGACGAATTACGAATTCCAGCTAATATTGCTGGTAGTGCAGCAAATCCTTCCCAAGGCGGCAGACCCCAAGAAGGAAATTAATAGAGGAAATTATGGTAGATAAAAATAAGATTCTGTATGTAAACAGTGTCTTTACTAAAGCTGAACCGCTACCAGCAGAAAATGATGGTCCAGTTGAAATTATGGGATATGCATCTACTGTAGACGTTGATCGTCATGGTGATGTAATTCCTAACTCTGTCTGGGAACGCGGATTAGAAAACTACTTAAAAAATCCTGTTATCCTAGCTTTTCATGATCACAATCAACCTGTTGGCCGTATGACAGAACACAAGATTGATGAGCGCGGACTATGGATCAAGGCAAAAATTTCTAAAGCCGCTGATAGAGTTTATCAGCTAGTAAAAGACGAAGTATTAACAGCATTTTCAGTTGGATTTAGAATTAAAGATGCAGAATATAATACTGCAGCAGAAGTTTTCTTAGTAAAAGAACTAGAGCTACACGAAATTTCAGTAGTTTCAGTACCTGCAAATCAAAATACACTTTTTAACCTTTCAAAATCATTTAACTCCCCCGAGGAGTATCGAGAGTTTATCGAGCAATTTGCAAACTCGAGCGAATCAGCTAAAGGGCTAGAGCTCGCTAATTCTGCAAGTGGCAAACAATCAGAGGAAATCAATATGGATTCAAAAGAACTACAAGCCTTATTAGCTGAAACTGCTAAAAGCGCAGCAGAACAAGCAGCCAAGGCCATTCGTGAAGAACAACAGCGCGTTGAAGCCGAGAAGGCAGCACGCGAACAAGCAGAGCGCGAACTACAAGATCGTATCGCTAAAGCAATTGCAGCAGTTACCCCCACCGAAACTGGTGCAGAAAAGCTACTAGCCGAAGTTGAAAAGCGTTTCCAAGAGCAAGCTGAAAGCACCAAGAGTGTTATTAGTGGTCTAGAAGCCGCTCTTCGAGAAAAAGCACAAGAGCTAGAAGCCATTCAGAAAAGCAAAATGCAATTCGTTGATGGCAAGCAGGGTGAAATGAGCTATGCCGACAAAGAAAAGGCTGTTTTACTAGCCAAGATGAGCGGTAAATCAATTGATTCTACTCGCTTAGGTCGTGAACTAGTTGAAAAGTACGGTGCACACGTTCCTTCAGCAACTTGGGAACTAGAAGTTAGCCTAAACATGGAAAACGAAGTTCGCCGTCGTCTAGTTGTTGCTCCTACCATTCGTTCGATTGCAATGCAAACCAACGTAATGACTATTCCTGTTAATCCCGAAGCTGGCGTTGCCACTTGGGTTCAGAATAACCAGTTTGGTGCAGCAGCTTCTGCTGGTAACAATGCTACTCATCTTCTTAAGGAGATCACTCTTAACGCATACAAAGTTGCTACCAACGAGTATGTAGCCTTTGAAGAAGAAGAAGATGCTCTCCTAGCAATTATGCCTGTTATCCGTGATGCAATGGTTCGCCGTGTTGCTCGCGCTGTTGATCGCGCAATGCTACGTGGTGCTGGTGCGGGTGCAGATCCTGTTAAAGGTCTTGCAACCTATGACGCAGCCAGTGCTGTTAACCTAGATATTGACGGTGCTACAATTGCTACTGGCAACTATGCTAAACTAACCGTTGAAGCTCTACGCGCTCTACGTCGTGACGTAGGTGTTTGGGGTCTA